TGAGTGCGGCTGGTATTCTTGACGCATCTACCTGGGTCTTGGACAACTGGGGCGAATATTTGGTGGCGTGCCGGTCTGACGAAGGTAGTATTTACGAATGGGATTTAGGTGCTTCTACGCGGGCTGCGATTATCACGAATGCGCCAACTAACAATAACGCCATCATTGTAACCGGCGAGCGGTTTCTGTTTGCCTTGGGCGCTGATGGTAATGGCCGCAAGGTCCAATGGTCAGATCAGGAAGACAACACCACTTGGACGCCAGCAGCGACAAACCAAGCGGGCGATTATGAGTTGGCGACTTCTGGTAACTTGGTTTGCGGTGAAAAAACCCGTTATGGCACCCTATTGCTGACAACCACCGATGCCCATCTGGCGGTTTATCAGGGACCGCCGTTTATCTACGGCTTTGAGCGCATTGGCTTTGGTTGTGGGGTTATCAGTCCCCAGGCTTCTGTCAGCTTGGATAATGGCGCCGTTTGGATGGGTGATGGCGCCTTCTATCTGTTTGACGGTACGGTGAAGAAACTAGACTCAACCGTCAGCGACTATATTTTCCGCAACATTAATTACAACCAAACCGCCAAGATAGCGGCTTGGGTAAATGTGGATTATCAAGAGGTTTGGTGGCATTACCCGTCTGAAGGCTCGTCTGAGTGCGACAGTTATGTGGTGTGGAATTACCACGAAAATACTTGGATGATCGGTAGTATTGCCCGCACCACTGGTATTTCCAATGGCGTATTTCAGAACCCGGCTCTGTTCGATCCGTCTGGTTATTTCTATGACCATGAAGTGGGCTATAACTATGACGGCGCCACTCTCTACGCTGAAGCCGGGCCGATTGAGTTGGGGAATGGCGATCAGATTATGGTCGCCAAACAGGTTGTCCCTGACGAGCGCAGCCAGGGTAGCGTGAGTGTGGAGTTCAAGACCCGGTTTGCCCCGGAAGGGACAGAAACCACATATGGGCCTTACACCATTTCGTCCCAGTACACCGATGTCCGGTTCTCCGCCCGCCAGGTTTCCTTCCGGGTGGAGGCAGTAGAGTTAGGCGATTGGCGGGTTGGTAACTTCCGGCTCAACGCACAGCCGGGGTCACGCCGTTGAGGTTGCCCCAGGCTCGCCCAATATATTCTCAGATTGACGATCAGACGGTGCGGTCTTTGATTGAGCGCGCCGATGCGGAAAACCACAAGCGGAACCGCGATATCGAAGTGTCCCCTGGTCGGCTGATCCTTCAGTCCCCGGATGGAACCCGATGGAGCATCGAGGTTTCCAATTCCGGGGTGATTTCGGCTTCGTCCCTATGACGCCATTAGATGCTGAATTTGAGCGGTGTTCCGGCTGGCTCCAAGATGCCTTGGATTACGCCGGGAATACGCACGATCTGGCGGACGTTAAGGCTGGTGTAAAAGAAGGGCGGTTCACCTTCTGGCCCGCGCCGGAAGCCGCCATCGTCACCGAGATTATCGAATATCCGAAGTTTTCCGTGCTTCACGCTTGGCTGGTTGGCGGGCGGTTGGAGCAAATAGTCGATATGATCCCATCATTGGTTGTTTATGGGCGGTCTTTTGGGTGTACTAAACTGACCGGCACCGGGCGTCCTGGGTGGGTTCGTGCTTTGAAAGCACAAGGATTTACAGGTATAATGACCACAGTTTCCAAGGAGATCACGCCATGAGTAAGGGCGGCGGAAAGCAGACCACATCCCAGACCCAGACTCAGAGTGTTGATCCTGAGTTCAAGGCCCGCGCCTTGGATGTTTATAGCCGGGCACAGACGGCGGCTGATCGGCCTTACCAAGCATATACTGGCGAACTGGTGGCGGGTTTTACGCCGCAGCAGCAGCAAGCTTTCACGCAGTTTGGCCAAGCCGCCACCGCAGCGCAGCCAACTATTGCCCAGGCCCAGGAATTAGCCCGCCGAGTGGGGGCGTATCAGCCCCAAACAGTGGCGCAGGCGATGGAGGGCTATCAGAACCCTTACACCCAGCAAGTGATCGACACCACCCTGGCGGATATTGAGCGTTCGCGCCAAGTCGCCCAGGGCCAGGGTGCGGCTCGGGCGGTGGCGGCACGGGCTTTTGGTGGATCACGCCAAGGTGTGGCGGAAGCCGAAACCAACCGGGCGGCTTTGGAACAATCAGCCCGCACAGCGGCGCAGCTTCGATCTGCTGGGTTTGAGACTGCCGCCGGGCTGGGCGCCCGCGACATTGCCGCAGCCCAGCAGGCGGAAGCGCAGAGGCTGGCGGCGGCGGGGCAACTTGGGCAACTAGGCGCCGCAGAGCAGGCGGCACTTACGCAAGGCGCCCAGGGCCTATTTGGCGCCGGTGGCGCCCAGCAGCAGCTTGAACAAGCCCGGCTTGAAGATACCTATAAGCGGTTTGCCGAAGAGCGCGGCTATCCGCTGGAACAACTTAGCATCTTGCAGCAGGCGCTTGGGTTCTTCCCAAATCCAATGACAACCACTACATCTGGCACACAGGCAGTGACGCAGGGGGCTGGACAAACAGTCAGTCAAATCGGCGGCACTGCTGCTGGCCTTCTCTCTGCGGCGGCTTTGTTCTAATGAAAGTTTTGCAATTTTCCGGCGGCAAAGACAGTTTAGCCTGTCTTTATTTGTTGAAAGCCGAGTGGGATACTTTGCCAGTTGTGTGGCTTAATACTGGCGCCGCATATCCAGAAACCATTTCTTACATGGAGAAATGGAAGAATGTTCTGCCCAATTTTATTGAGATCAAAAGCGATCAACCGAGCCAGATAGCCAAAAATGGCTATCCCTCTGATGTTGTTGTTGTGAATAATACTTCTTTTGGGCGGCAGTTCTTCAAAAGTGACGCTCCATTGGTTCAGTCTTATCTGAATTGCTGCGCTGAAAATGTATGGCTTCCGCTTTTCCATGCCATTGACGCTATGGGCGCGACTGAAATTGTTAGGGGCCAGAGGCGATCTGATGCCCGACAATCATCCATCCGCCATGGCGATGTGGTGAATGGCAAGAAGTATAATTTTCCCATTTACGATTGGAGTGACGAAAAGGTTTTTTCGTACTTGAAGGCTGTGGGGGCTGAAATACCAGAAGGGTACAGGAACGGCGAAAAAACTGGTAGAGATTGTTGGGATTGCACAGCTTATCTTGATGAGAATGCCCAAAGGATTAAAAATCTTCCCGAAGTGAAAAAACAAATTGTGTTAAAAAGGATTAGTGAAATAAGGAAAACAATCGCCGCCAGTCATATTATTCAAGATTATGGCGACGAACCCGAATGGAAGGGGTATCATTGAGATGCTCGGCTTTTCAGATATAATCAACAGTCTTGGCGGGCTTTTAGGATTTGGTGGGCAACAAAACCCAACAATGCCTGCATCTGGGCCGGAGTTCTATGCAGAAGGGGCTACCGCTGGCCAAGCCACTAATGCGCCGCGAGTACCAGAGCCAGCGCGCCCTGATCCATTCGCTCGGTTTAGCCCAGAACAGCGTAATGCTTTAGGGCTTATTTCCATTGGCGATGCTTTTGGCGCGGCTTCTGGTACACCGGGTAGTGCCGCCAAAAATTTAATGAAGGCGTTCGATGTGCAATCCGGGCGCGGTAATCCTGCTGATTTGATGCCTGCTATGCAGCAGCCCCAGCAACAGTTTGCCCAAGTCCCAGGCTTGCTCCCAATGCCCGCGCCCCAGGCGCCCCAAACACGTTCACCAATGGCGATGAATCTGCCCCGCCCTGTGGCGATTCGGGTGCCGTCTTTGCTTGGAAGGTAAGATTATGGGTGAAACATTTGGTGTGCGGCCTATACAAGACCTAAGTCGCGGTGAAATCGCGTCATATCTTGATATGCTCGAGGCGCAATCTGGTGGAATGCGTTCTTTGCGGTTTCAGCCTGGGCAAACTTCTCCTTATTCAAGAGAAGATTTGCAAAACCAACTTAATGTTTTGACGGAAACACAGCGAGTATTGGCAACTGGGAATAGGCCATTCCTTGGTATGGAGGGTGATCTACCCGGTTCTTTGGCTGTCCAGCCTGCGCCTGGAGGTTTTTCGCCTGGTATGGGGATGCCAGAACAAGCCCCTCTCCGCCCTGGCGATCGGCAACCAACACCTCCTTTAGCGCCGGTTCAAGAGCGCGTAGTTCGTCCCACCGCTGAAATTGTATCTGTCCCGCAATATCAACCACCTCCGCAGGCGCAACCAGCAGCAATTCTCCCCGCGCCGGTTCCCGCACCACAACAGGCGTCCGTAGCGCCTTCTAGTGGCGTAAGCGGTAATACGTTGCTTGGTTTGGCAGCACTCACTGACGCCTTCGCCATTTTGGGTGGGCGTCAACCCACAATGCTGGCGCAAATGGCGCCAATCGCGCAGCAGCGATCCCAACAGCAGGCTTTGAGCCAGATTATCGCTCAGCGGATGCAGGGCAACTTGACGCCACAGCAAGCCACGCTGTTGGGCAATGCTGTCCAGCAGGCGGCAACTGGCGCACAGACACAGGCGGCGCCAGCAGCCCCAGGCGAGGTACCGGTATTGCGGACTGCGCCAGGACAAGACCCCCAAGAGGTGCGCGGGGTTCGCACGAATAATCCGCTTAATCTGTCTTTCGCCAATCAGCCAAACGCGATTGGCACTGATGGGCGCTTCGCTGTTTTCCAAACGCCGGAAGAAGGGGTGGCGGCTTCGGTTCGCCAACTTCAGCTTTATGGTCAACGCGGCTTGAACACGATTGACCAAATCGTGAGCCGCTGGGCGCCGCCTTCCGAAAACAACACGCCTGCGTATATCCAGGCAGTTGCCCAACGTGTTGGCGTCAGCCCAAATCAAGAAATTGATCTATCTGACCCGAATATCATGCGGCGCCTTGTCAATGCCATGTCGGTTCAGGAAGTTGGGCGCGTAATTCCTGAAGATGTTTTGCAACGCGGTGTTGATCTTGGCTTCCAGCCACCCCAGCAGCGCCAACAGCCTTCTTTAACACCCACCCAGGCGCAGATCACAGCCCCCACCCCAGCAGCCCCCAGTAGTTTGCCTGGGGTGTCTTTGCGCCCGCGTGGGGTTTCGATGACACCGGAACTGGCGGCGACATTGCAAGCACTCCCGCCCGGCGAAGCCCTAAAGTTGCTGACACAACTTGATCTCCAGGCGGCGCAGCAACGGGGCGCCCGCGCCCTAACCAACACAGAGGCGCAGGCATACTTCGCTTCTTTGGGTTCGCCGCAACTCTATGACCCGAATAAGGTTTATCAGGTGACGCAAGACGGCGGTATTTCTGTGGTGCCTGGAACGCGGGAAAGCGAGCAGCCAACACGCCAACAGCAAGTTTCTCTTGAAGGCGAACTCCGCACCCAGTTTGGCGCGCAGAAGCCGGTTCAAGAGTTCTTGCAGATGGGGCCACAAATCCGCGCCATTCGTGATGGTGTTGCGCGTGAAACGCCAAGCCGCTTGAATGACATTAACCTCACATTCGCCTTTGCGAAGATGCTGGACCCGACTTCTGTGGTTCGTGAAAACGAAGCCGGGCAGATTGTCGCTAGTGCCAGTGTTATGGATCGGCTGGGTGGCTTTATCGCCCGTTTGAATGGTGGCGCCGCCTTCTCGCCAGAACTTCGCGCCCAACTGCTGCGTGAAGCAGAAAGCCGGTATTCATCTGCCCGTGAAGCCTATGACGTTGAAGCGGACGCTTACCGCGATCTGGCGCGCGGTTATGGTGTGGAGCCGGGTCGAGTAATCCCGCCGCGCCGTGATCTACCAGAGGCGCGTCCGATTCCTGGAAGCCAGCAAGCACAATCTAACGCGGTTCCAGAAGCCCAGCGCCCTGCGGTTGTTGCTGAATTGACTAACCGCATTCAGAGTGGCGCACTTACCCAACAAGCAGCGCGTGAACTAGCCCGTCAACTTGGTATCCCTAACGCTGAAAGGCTGTTTCAATGAGCGATAGCGTATCCGCCCTTATTGATCGGCTGATTGCCCAAAACACTCGCCGCCAACAAGCGGCGGGTGCGGTGTTGCCGGGCGGCGCCGCTGCCGCTTTGCAGGGGCTTACTTTTGGTGGTGGTGAAGAAGCCACCGCTGCCCTGCGTTCTTTGTTTGGTGGCACACCATACGAAACCGCCCTGGAACAAGAGCGCGCCAGCCTTGCCCAATATCGTGAGCAAAACCCGATTCGCGCTGGGGCTTTCGAAGTAGCGGGCGCCATTCCCACCGCTATTGCGGCTGGTCTTGCAGCGCCCGCCACTGGGGGCGCTTCTGCCGCTGCTGGTGCGGCCAACGTGGCCCGCGCCGCTGGTATGGGAGCGCGTATTGCCCAAGGCGCCCGCACAGGCGCCGTAACTGGTACGGCTACTGGCGCCCTTCAAGGCTTTGGTGAAGGCGAAGGCGGTCTTGGGGAACGCTTGTCCAGCGCAGCCGGTGGCGCGGCACTTGGTGGCGCTGCTGGTGGTGTTGTGGGTGGTGTGGCGCCGCTTGCTGTAGATCGGCTCCAGGCCGCTTATCGTGGGATCAGGGGTGGTGCGCCAGAGGCCGAAAGGCGCCTTGGTGGTATCGCGCCAGGAACAGCAGCGGCGGATATTGAAGCCGCCATCGCGGCCCGCCAGGCGGGCGTTCCAGGCCAGCCGGTGACACTGGCGGAGCGCCTTGGCGAGCAGGGCATGACTGCCGCTGAAGCCTTGGCACAAGCGCCGGGGGCTACACGCCAAACCGCTGCTGATTTACTACGCGCGCGGACTGCTGGCGCCGGGGATCGAGTGGATGCTGGTTTGCGCGCGGTATTTGGTGACGTAGAAGATGCGTATGAGCGCAGCCTTGCGCTTCGCGCCCAGCGCCAGCAAGACGCGGTTCCGGCTTATCAGCGGGCATTTGCTTCTGCCCGCCCGGTTGCTGAGGGTGAATTAGCCGAAACCGTTGAGCGCATTCCTACCCGTTACCGCAACCGTGCGGAACGCCGCGCCAGGGAAGAAGCCCAGGCGGTTGGCGAAACGGTGAATTTCAGGGGCGCACCAACGGCCCGCGATCTTCATTACTTGAAGATGGGCTTGGATCAGGAAATTGATACCCTGTTCCGCACTGGTGATGTTGGGGCGGCAAATCTGCTGAAGCCCTTTCGTGAGCGTATTGTGGGCACCCTGGATGATATCACCAAGGTTGACGGGCGTAGCCTGTATCAAGAAGCCCGCGCGCTTTACGCCGAGCCTTCTGCTTTGCTGCGCGCCCAGCAATTGGGCAAGGATGTCTTTTCTCCTTCCATGCGCCCGCAAGATTTGCGTGACCGCTTAGCGAAGATGAACCCGGACGAATTGGCCGAGTTCTCGAATGGCTTGATGGCGAAAATCCGCGAACAGATCAGCAAGGTTAAAGGCGAGCGGAATATCGTTAATTCCTTCTTTGGCGATGCCCGCCAAAAGGAATTGATCCGCACCGCCTTGGAAGCGGTGGCGGGCAACAAGGACGCAGGCAAGCTGAAGTTTGAACTGCTGCGCCGGTTTCTTGAAACAGAAACCGGGATGCGGGGCTTTCAGTCTCAGGTGCTTGGTGGTTCCGCCACTGCCCGCCGGTTGCTAGGCCAGGAATTGGTGGGCGCTGGTGCTGGTGCTGGCGGCGGTCTTGGGATTGGCTATCTCGGCGGCTATGACCCCACCAGCGCAGCGGCACTTGGCGCGGCGGCGGGGACAGGCTTACGCGCCCTTCGCACAGCGACAGGCGGCAGGGCGCAGGACATCATGGGCCAGCGGTTGTTTGAGACTGACCCGATGGCGCAAATGAAAATCCTGACACAGATGGCCCAAGCGCGGCAACGTGAATTAGCCAATCAACAGAGGTTAAACGTCACCATTCCGGCGGGCGCAGGCGCCCTTGCAGGACAGGTGCCCGGCATCCTTCAGTAAGGACCATTATGGCAGCTAAAAACGGAAGACGAATAATGGAGTTGCCTAAAATCACTCCGCTTGTGCAATTTGCAACCGCCGCTTTTGCTTTGGCGGTTGGGGGTTATTCGGCTGGCGAAAAGTTTGGCTGGTTTAAGAATGAAATCATCATTTGGGCGCCAGAACACTTTAAAATTGAGCCTGCTAAGATTGGGCAACCTGTTACAGTAACTGTGGCGCGCATTAAACGGCGGGATGATTGTTCCGTGGAAGACTTTGATGTGACGGTGAGAGATAGCGCCAGTGTTATACACTCCGCCACACCAAGCATGACGCAATTTACGGGGCCAGCAGGGCCAGAGGTTGATATATTTACTTATTTATTGGACATATCCGATAAAGAAACGATAGCGGCTGGCAGGGCAACATTGCTTGCCACCATTAAATATAAATGCCCTGAAGGTGAAAGAACTGTAACCTACCCACGGCATCAAAACCTAACCTTTATGCTGGAGAAATAGTGTGGACCAACTCCTTAACCTTGTTCGCACGGTTGCCCCGAGTATCGCCACCGCTGTTGGCGGACCGCTGGCTGGCATGGCCACGCGCGCCATTTCTGAGGCTTTATTAGGTAAGCCGGATGGCACCGAAGACGAACTTGTACAAGCTGCCTCCAAAGCCACGCCAGAACAACTTCTGGCGCTGAAGCAGGCTGAACAAGAGTTCGCCGTTAAGATGCGGGAACTAGACATTGACTTGGAACGCATTGCCAATGCTGACCGGGATAGCGCGCGAAACCGTGAAATCGCCACCAAGGATTGGACGCCCCGTATCCTAGCGGGTTTGATAACCACCGGATACTTTGGCGCCTTGTTTTTTATGCTGAAGAATGGGCTTCCCACACATGGCGGGTCTGAGGCTATGTTGGTGATGCTTGGCACCCTGGGGACTGCCTGGGGCGGCGTGGTGGCTTATTATTTTGGGTCTTCTGCTGGCAGTAAAGAAAAGACCGAAGCGATGAATAGGATGGCACGGAAATGAAAGAAGCATTCCCACACGCCCTAAAGACAATCCTTCACCATGAAGGTGGTTGGGCTGACCACCCGAAAGACCCCGGCGGGGCAACCATGAAGGGTGTGACGCTGGCTGTTTATAGGGAGTATCTTGGCCGGGATGTGAGCAAGGAAGAACTGCGGAATATCCCCCAGGAACACCTGCTGAATCTGTATAAGACGCGCTATTGGGATAAGGCTAGGTGCGATGATCTCCCTGCCGGGGTCGATCTGGTAGTGTTCGATATGGCGGTAAACGGGGGTCCAGGCCGGGCGGCGAAGCTGCTTCAGATAGCTGTGGGGGCTACACCGGATGGTGCTATTGGGCCAAAGACGCTTGTTATGGTAAACGCAGAAGACCCGACTGAACTGGTGAAAAAGTTTTCGGATGAGCGCAGGGCTTTCTACAAAGCTCTCCCGATCTATGCTACATTCGGTAAGGGATGGCTTCGCCGTGTCGATGAAGTGGAAGCTGAAGCCATTAAAATGCAAGTATCAAAAGCATGAAACCGACTAAGGCTGACAAGAAGATTTCCAAAGTTTTCAGAGAATACAAGGCCGGCAAATTGCACTCTGGGTCCAAGAAAGGCCCGGTGGTGAAATCCGAAAAGCAGGCTCTCGCCATTGCTCTTTCTGAGGCTGGTAAATCCCGTAAGAAGTGACTATATTGCGCTTACCGGGTTCTCCTGCCCGGCGGGTAGCATGACGTTTCCTCTTGCGATGTAAACTAAAACCCCGGCCTAGCGCCGGGGTTCTTTTTTGTGGCCACTGTTGCCATATCCGCCGGGTTCATAAGGCGTATCAGCAGGCCGGTGGCTTTTACATCTGATACACCGCCGATTGTGCGGCCCTTCGCTCCAAAACATTTCGCCGCAGGATAGGCACTTTCGTTCTTTATCGAAGACGTTCTCATACTTTGTCGAATGGTGGGTTTTATTCCACCACCGCTTCACTGTCTCGGTATCCACCTCAAAATGCGCGGCGATCTGGTGGAAGGTTTCGCCGCGTTGCAAGGCTTCACCAATGTATGCTTCCCGCGCCCTTCTTACTTCTGGATGAATGGCGCGGCCAGGTCCGTAGCGTAAGGGGGCGCGGGGTTTGGTCACTCCACCCTCCAAACGGTTGTTCCTTTAGGAGTTGTCCTGGTGGTAAACTTCTTCGGCACCAGCATCCGGTTTTGCCGAGATGTAATGGACGCCATTGATGTGGGCTTTACCTTAGCGCCAGACACATAGAAACTTTCGCCAACCTCCAGCCGATCAAACGGATACTTGCTGCCCGGCGGTCTGCCACGCTGGCGCTTCGGCGGAATTGGTACATCCTTCATGATTTCAATTTTCATCTTCGTCTTCATCTGTCCATGTTCCTTTGATCTGCTGTTTAACTGCGTTAATTGCCTGCCACAGAACCCGGTCTTGGTCTGAGAGTCGCACCCAAACGTCCCAGTTTTTCCGTAATCCGTCGAACTCCACAGGCTTGCTGCTGTTCTTCATTAAGGCCCTTTTCATCAGACCTTCTTCCGCCATCAACATGGCGGTATTCAGTAAGCGCATTCTTTCGCGCTGTTGCGGTGTCACGACTATAAACTCCATTGGTTCCGACGACGTAGGTAAAGCCTTCTTCCTGTAGCCACTTCGCCGCTGCTTTGATGCTGGCGAAGGCGGCGAGTGGGCGCCAGGCTGGTTGGCTGATATCATCCACCTCAACAAACAGATCGGTTTGGGAGGGGATGTTGCTGGTCATTTTGATGGACACGCGGACGGTGTTCATGCGATTTTCTTTGTTTGTTGGCTGGGTTTTGGGACAATCGTCCAATTGCCAGAATTAAGGCGGTAATTAGCCATCTCAATTGAACCGATAGACCGCCCTAAGATTTTAGCGACTTCTGACACTGTTTTGCCGCGCTTATTCAACGTTTTCAGTAATTCTATTTCTTCCTCTTGCCAGTATTTTGGGCGTCGTTTTTTCTGCGTTATTGGCGCAGGCAAAAGTTCAATCTTTTGGATTTCACGTTCTCCTAGGAACGCCACCATTTCTTTCGCCAAGGCAATAACTTCTTTTGGGGTAGAGGCTTTATCAAAAGCCATTTTTAAGATTTCCATCTTATTCATTACCGGGTTCTCCACTTGCTGTTGCGATGCCTGCTGCTTTTTGGCGGGCAGCAGCTTCCGCCTCCATCAGTTCCCATTTCAGTTCATCCCGCACCTTTGCAAGACTGTCATAG